TGAAGAATTAGCAGCATAATTAGGCTTATAAAGTATACGCATATGATAAGCATCATCCGGAGTAGGTGTAATAGATAATTGAGAAGTATAATGTGTATACCTACAACCCTCTATCTCATCTTCTAAGCCATAATACTTATACTCATTAAATGGTGTAGTTGTACCCAGTACATCTGTAGAATTATAAGTAGTATTAGATACGCCAAGCCACTCAATATCTTCCACTCTAATACCTGCCGGAAGGTCATATTCATTCTGATCGGCTACTGTAGCAGTACTTTCCATAGAAATTTCAGTATTATACTTATAAATATCACCTCCAACACCTAAGAGTTCTCTTACAAAAATCTGTTTAGTAGTAGACTCAATTTTATTAGGGACGATTTCATCTACCCAGGCTATTATCTCTGAAATTGCCTTTCCCATTAGACATCACTCCAAATCAAAGCCTGAAATTTTGCAGTAGTCGAATCTCCCTTAACACTTGCTAAATCTTTAATTTTTAAATTAAGCCTATCCCCCTCATGAATCGTATAACTATTAGATGAAGTAGGTTCAGTATCTGTCTCAGGTAATACATATATTTTTCCACTAGTAGCTTCAATAGTAGCCATAAAGTTACGTCCTAATATCTGTGTAGTAAAGCCAGTAATACCACAAATAGTAGTCGAATTAAGCAGATTAGATTTATAGTTTGTTGTAGCTCCAGTAGACGCCACAGTTTCAGGCACTATATGCTTAACTCCTTTAAACATATCTCTTATATACATTAAAAAACCTCCTTTACTTAATATAAACACCCATATACAAAGAAAGCCCCGCTAAGGGGGACTTTCACTTTATTATCCAGACGACCTAGCAGCCGTAGTAGCTCTTATACCCGTAGCTATGCCAAAACAGCCAAGCGTAGAATCAACTGACTTAACACCCCACTTAGATGTAGTAAGACCTATTAAAGTAATACTTTGATGGTCTTCAGCTAAAGATGAAAGCGCAATATATCTGGCATCTGAAGTACCTTGCACCCTAACATTAGCTCCAAGGTCAATGTCCAGAGTGTTAGCATAAGCAGCTGTTGTTTCCTGAATAATTGTCTTTTCGCAGCCTACTACAGGTGCAGCAAGCGTAACAGTAGCTGGTGAAGTAGATGGATTACCGCCTGTAGATATAATTCTTGTTATACCATATGGACTCATAGTAGACACATCTAAACCAGAACTTGACCAAGTTAAGGTCTCAAATTTATGTCTTAAATACAAAGAACCATCTGTACCTACAAGCTTATAATCTGAACTACCATGATATGTAGTAGACAAAGTTGTACCTAATATATTTTTAGGCATATTATCTCTCCTTTCCGAAAAGGAGGTCTAGCCTCTCTGTTTTCATTAATATAAAAACTTATACTCCTGCATTATAAACTATACCAATGTTAGGTAAACACCCAGTCTGATACATCGCTATAGAATTAAAATACATATTTTTTGTATACCTTTTATCATAGTCATTATCAAAATCAGTTTTCATAAACCACTGGAATAATATGTGCTCAAATGAAGGGTCCCACATCATCCATGCAGTTTGAGAACTCATATAAGTACTGTAAGACCATGAGATATTTGGCAGTGTATTTTTAGTATTACTCATTTCATTAGCCTTATTCATACTCCTATAAACTTCTTCAATTGTAAGCTGATTAACAAAATGCGTAAGCCCTCTATCAGGCCTCGCTTTCATCGGTCCACCAGCATGATTCTTAAATGAATAAAACATATTTATCATGGTTTTATGATTATCAGGATCAGCTAAACTAGAAGCTGTAGCTAAAGTATCATTAGTAGCTGCTGAATCTCTAAGTGGCTTCGAGTTAGAAGCTAATGGAACACCATCAGCTAAATTAATCGTAGCCGCATTATCTATCCAATATATCGCCCTGGCTTCTTCTAATTCTCTCATTGTTCTTGAAAGTTCTTTAGCCTTAGCTGACTTTATACAACCATACAAGTCGTACTTCATGGCCTCCATGGTAAATTCATACCCGTTCGCCCAGGTTTTATTAGTTATCCTGGTCTGGTAAGCCTGCCTTATCTTACCGTATTCTATTGCATCACCTTCGATTTTTTGTGATGCAGCTTTTAAGTTACCCATGCTATCATAAGTCTCAGTCTCTTTAGAAGAAGACTTTTTAGTCGTAAACTTGGTATATTCTAAAGGGTAACTATCAAAATTTCTTGTAAATATTTCTTTTTGACCAGCAAGTAACATCCTGCTGATATCATCACTCAATGTATATGGCATATTACCCCTCCTTTACCAAGCTATTACTGAGCTATTTCTAACTGGGAAACCTTCTATTTTCCGTCTATTCGTACTAAACCCGGATATTTTCAAAAATCTAGCATTCGAAGTACCGGGTGCTGTACCTAAATTATCCATATCCAATACCGCCCCTGCAACTGTAGCCGCAGTAGACAAACCTATATATTTACCAATGTCTGTTGTTGCAGGATGAGTCGCGGAATAAAGAGTAGAATAATCCATTTCTATTTTTTCTGTAGGGTCAAACTTTCTATAATAAATAGGAATAGTACTCCCAGCACTAGAACCCCCTGTAGTATCTACTTTTGCTACATATCCAGCAAATAAGGATGTAGAAAAACTAGAACCACCAGTACCTAAAGTAACAGTATTAGCAGTTTTAAATAATAAACGGCCAACATCAGTACTCATAATAGATTGCGCTGCTGAAGCATAAACTAAACCTGGAACTAAACTTGTAATTTTAGTATTTATAGGATTAATTATATTAGCTGGCATTTAAGCCTCATCTCCCTTCTAGCTAGGAGGCTTAAATGCCAACTAGCTAAGAGTTGATTCTTTTAAGATATTTTTCAGCTGTCCATTCAAAATCTGGCTGAATTTTCTGAAGTGTCTTTAAATTTTTAGCATCTTCAGGACTTAACTTAGTACTTTTTGTACTAGAACCTGAACTTGTCGCAACATTAGACTTTTTACTAGACGTACCTTTATTAGAAGAATTTGCAGCTTTTTTAACTTCCTGGTCGATTTTTGCTTCCCTCATTTTAGTATGAGGGCCAACAACCATTAAATAAGCTTCTTCTACTGATAAAGTTTCTCCGGCCTTAGAAAAACTTTTAATTTTTGACTTAATTTGTGCTTTATAATTCTTAATATCGGAATAAAAATTATCCGTCGATAATTCATCTATTTGGGTATCAAGAATCATATCTTTCTTAGACTGCCTAAGTGTACCAAAATCACTATATATAGTAGCAGCCATCTCCGCTGCTGCTGTAGCAGTAGGCTCATCAAAACCATTATCAAGCCACTGCTTTTTAATAATAGCTTTTTTAGCTTTAATACTATTATCAAATTCAGCATCTTCTTTCTCAGCTAATTTTGTCTCTAAAGCTTTTCTCTTCTTTTTTTCAGACAAAAAAGTAGCCAAGGGTACACTTTCCTCCTTGACCTCTTTGGGCTCTTCACCTTCAACTACTTCCTCATTATCATCGGCCTCTTCATGTTCTTCGGGCTCTTCAATATCCGTAGCGTCTGGGTTTTCATTTTCTTCGACCTCTTCGGGCTCTAAATTTTCATCATTTTTCTTTTTTTTATCATCCAAAATTTTTAACCTCCCTTTAGATTATTAGGAGTGACACCTTTGACTTAAGGCAGAAGAGTAGTACTAAATACTACTACCTTAATTATAGGCAAAAAAAATTATTTTGTCAATAATTCTATTAACCTCGCCTTTGTATCATCAACCTTATACTTCTTTTTATATTTATCACATAAATCTCTTAATTCCTGAAGCTTTAACTTATCTAAATCTTCATTAGGGATATAAATCCCTATAGTTTTTAAATCTGCATCAACTAAAAGAATATAAGGCTCACCTTTTACTATAGCACAACTGTCTATATTACCCCCAAAATACGCATCAGTAAACCCATAAACTATAGGGTTTACTTTCCCTTTTAACTTTGTAGTAGCATAAGGGTACTTTTCCAACCATTGGTTCTCAGTTAATATAATCTTCTTTGCGGTATTATCTTCATATAACTGAGATTGACTAGCTGTCTTATTTATTATTTGTTCAAACTTATTCTGAACTTCAGGTGGATCACTTCTCATTTTATAACTCCTCCAATCTATGCCTTATTTCAGAGAATAAGCCACCTAGACATATTAATTTTTGTGTTTCAGTTTCCCAGCCTTCTAACTTATCCCACTGCTCAATACATTTTGATAAAAATTCTTTTTCATTTTCTTCACCAGTAAAATATACAAATAATTTATCATGATCTTTAATGCCCACGTGTAGTACCTCCTACATCACTTATATGGGTTAATCTTGATAGACTCGTTACAATTACAGAATCTACATCTACGCCTCTTCCTGTTGCTATATGCTCCTGTATACTTCTAACTAGCTTTGCGCCCTCAGTTGGCAAATTAGCCTTTAAATTAATGTAGTGCTCACAGACACCACTTATTTTACATTCATCAATCTTACCAGAAATCTTATTAAAAAATTTATACTCAGCAGCCCAGAAAAATAGATCTTTCATTTACAACTTTCCTCCAGTCTTGTAAAATCAGGTAAATACACCATTCTCTTATAATCTTCACACTTTTTGTCAACTTCATTCATCTGCCTAAAAGCCGTACCTGTAGCATCAATATCCATTTTTTGGGCAAGATATGTAGCATAAGTCACAGGTTGCCTGGTAATACTCCCACAAGACTTACAGTAACCACAAGGCTTTCCAGTTAAAAAATCTTTAGTCCACAACCCTAACTTCTCACAATGAGCACAGACAGGTAATTTAGACAGCGGAAAACGCTGCTCTATCATGGTCATTTCCTTAATTTCTTTACTGGAAAGCACATGCTTTAAATGCTTATTACCACTAAAATGATAACCTATTATTTTATTATGTTCTCCATCAGTAGCCATACTTATTCTCCTATATACTTTAATAACCAGGCATTTTCTTTGTTTTTAATTATTTCAAATAAAGCTGAATCTAGAACAGATAACTTCTCATGCTCTAGTTTTAACTCATACTCATAATTTATAGCCTCTAATACTTCATGCAATAATACTTTTTGCTTCACGCTACCCCGTAAGTCCGCATCTACCTTTATAATAGCAGAATTTCCGCAGTGCATACCTAAAGCCCCACTATCTCTAGCAATATATTTTTCTAGCTTTATCTCATAATCAAGCCCTGCTATTTTTAATTTATCTTGCATACTAAACATCCTTTTTTGATATATATTTTTCTATGGGAGTATCACCACAAATATCATCCATATCTTCATTTCTAAATCTTTTATATATTTTTGTAGCTATTTCTTTTTTCCTTTTCTCTGATATAAAAGGTTCTACTATTTCCCATATATCATTACAAAACTCTATTGCACACCAACCCATTAACTTTCCTCCCCTTCAAGATATCTAGCCATTATGGCTTGCCTATCTGTTGAATATAAATCTGAGTCTTTATTAAAATGCAATTCTCTTATACCTTCAAGCCTTCTTCCTAATTCCTTGGAATAAAGACTTGCATCCGCACAATGCTCGTATACTTCAAGTAAAGGCAATCTTTTTAAAGTACTATCATCTATATGAGTAGATAAAATCTCCATATCACTAACCTCCTCTTGGGGTACTCTTATCCTTTTAAGGGTACTTATATACAACCTAGATTTAGGCGTTAATTCACCTATTTCTTCTATATACTGTACCTCCATACCCGCCAAATAATAAGCATCCCTTACACTGTCTATAAGCCTTATATGAATTACTGAATCATCTGTAAGTATTATCCTGGGTGGGTATATACTAACATCTTTAACTACACGCCCTCCTAGAAAATTAGGCAAAAATCTAAAAATATTATTAACATCTTTAGCATCAGCACAAGCTATTAACATCTGATATTTTTTAAAATCATTTTGGGCCAAAATTCTATCAGCTAATGCCTTAATACAAACTGCTTCTTTACTCATTTTTTATCTCCTTTTCTTTATTCATCCCCTACTAATATAATAACTATTATAGATACTATACCTGCTATTAACACCAAGCCTAATAAATAACTAATACCCATCTAATCCCTCTCATTCTTACATTCTACTACTACCAGTATCAAAATAATTATAATTATTATTGCCTCAGCATACATTAAAACCCACTCCTATTAGTAGGATCATTTAAAATTCCAAATCCTACTAGTATTGATAAAATAGATATGCCAATAGTCTCAGCAGTACTGCTGGACATGCCTATCTTATCAAATATGCCATAATTATTCAATACTAGTAGAATAAGGCTTAAAACTGAGCCCCAGACTACTTTAGATTTAAATCTATTCTGCTGCATAATCACACACCTCTATCATTTTATCCCACTCAAACATATCAAGATGGGTATCAAATATACACTCTGATTTTTTGCCTTTTGACCTTAAAGCTATCCTACCTGTTGAATGCTTATATACTTCATATACTTTTCCAGTTAATACGCCTTGGTATAGCTGACCTTCTTCTAACATAGGTATACTCTCATCAGCATCCATTCTCTCATAATACTTTTTATCTTGTTCAGTCATTTTTATCATTACTTTCATTACGAACTACATACCAATCCTCTGACAGCATATCAGATTGTGAAGCTACCCAACCCGGTATCCATTGTTTTTGTGCATTATACATAGCTATGTATGGCTGACAGTCTAATGGCGCATCTTCACCTATCCACTTAGCAGTCCTATCATTAACCTTTCTTTCTGTTCCCTGCGTATTAAACGGAGGTAACTTTAAAGGCGGCATATATACTATAAACATATCTTTGCCATTCCAGCCTTTTCTAGCTACTCTAAATCCTTTTTTAATAGCTTCTATAGCAAGCCCAAAAGTCATACACCCATCTTCTATTACTCTATAAGCTTCTTGAAATATAGCTTTAGGTGACCAAGATTCATAGCCATCTTGATATCTAACCTTATAACCCTCCTCACCTTCTTTTGTAAAAGGCTCAGCTTTTATAATTTTAACACCTATATATTCTTTCATATTGCCTTCCTCCCTTTTATTCAAGCAACAATGCTTATATTTAAGCCCACTGCCACATGGACACTTATCATTTCTTTGAATTTTACTCATTTACTCACTCCTATTTTCTTTTTTATTTAGTATACTTGGTATATAATCATTTGTTTTATTACTAATAAAACCAAAAGTAGCTACTTTATCAAATCTTAAGCCTTTTAACCTTTCAGCATCATCAACCATAAAAGTTATTGACGCACCATTTGGTAAAGCTAAATGCCTATTAGGCCTATAATCTATTATAGAATCTCTACATTTTTCACCAACTGCCTTAAATATTTTAACTAAATGCTCAAAATTTTCACATATAACTAAAATATCAATATTATCCTCAGTATTTGCTATTACACTATCAGCTAAATTACCTGCATAATTAGCTATAAGCCTATCCATTCCTTAATCCTCCCACATTTGCTGGATTATTCATCTGGTCAGCCGGTGCACCTCCTGATACTGTCATCCCTGCTGTTCCAGGCTGCTCTGCTGGCTGATTTCCACCAGGTCCCCCTGGGCCCATAACCTCAGCATTACCAGGCATCGGTGTAGTGGCTTGATCCCCTGTAAATCCACCTGGACTCATACCTGACTGACCCATTTTCTTTTTCATCATTTGAAGCTGCATTTTCTTAAATTCTTCAACAAACTTTTTCATTTGTTCATCAGACTTAATTGGTATTCCCAAATAGTCTTTTAAGAATTTTCTAATCTCTTTAAAATTTATTGCTGGCTTAGGAACAGGGGGCTCCTCATCTGTATCTACAACAAACATCTGTGATAACTTCTCTATCATTGACCATAAAAATGCTGGATTTTTAGGTAATCCTGAACCAACATTTATAGTAAGGTCAAGGTCTAAATTCTTAGTTACTGGCTTTCCATCTTCCTCTACACCTTCATATTTAGGAATCGGAACCCCTGGATTTTCATCTTTATACTTATCCTGAAAGCCCTTCGTAGCTGGTTTTTGTACAGGAATACTTGCAAAATTCCTGAAATCTACCCACTTATACTCTTCATTGTCTTCCCCTATACGAAGTGACTTACCTGTTTTTGAAAACTCCATCATTAAATTAATACAGTATTTACCCACTTTAGCAAGAATACGCTCTAATACTCCTTTTTCCCAGTCAATATGAGAATTACCTTGCTGTTGTTGTATAGCTGCTTCTGTAGCTGTATCAGCCGACTTAGACTGCCCCATCATCAAATCTGAATAGCGGACAATCCTCTGCATCTCCACTCGTATTCTTTCTAATAACTCATACATGTCTTTGTTCACAGTGCCCCAGGGAACACTAATAACTGGGGGCCTGTTATTAAGCCGCGCACCATCAAAAGGTGTAGGTGAATAACTATTATCATCAAAAGATTTTACATCAACATCTGAAAATATATCTACCATAACAAGATTAGGCCTAGCCTGAATTCTAATCTTATCATACAACTCATTTACAAGTTTTTGTATAGAAAGAAGTAACCATCCATCTCCAAATCCGTATAAATGCCCTTCCTTAGGGTACTTAACAGTTAAAAAATATGGGTACTCATCTGATACATACTTATAATATGACTTAATACTTTCAGCCATTTGCCGCTGATTATCTCTCCTATTTCCTTCTTTATGGCTATCATAAAGAAGAACCCCACAAGCCGAAAATTCTTCAAGCCGAAGCTTTCCGTCCTGCCTACTCCACCACTGAATCAAAGCCCACAACCTATCTCCATCTGGAATAGGAAAATCTTTATCAAAAGCCTCAGACGAATGGAATTCATTATAACCATACTGTATAGCCGAAGCTTTTTCCTTGCCATATACTACTTCAGCATAAGACCTGGAACAATCAATAATCTCACAAATATATTCGGCTTCTTGTATTCTATCATCATCTGTAATCTTTCCATCAATATAAATTCTATCGATAGGAACTGCCTGAATTTTAGATAAACCAAAACCCCCAGCATATTCATCGTCAAAAACCACTTTAAACCAAGCTACCCCGAACTTAAAACGCCTGCGAATAAAAGTAGCTGCCCTATCTGTTATACTATTGCTCTTAAAAATCCAATTTAATCCTACACGAGCACTATTAGCAAAATGCTCATCTTCAGGACCCACACCCTGAGTAACCGTATTTATTTGCTTATCAACCGTTTGAGTAATCATACCTTCTATCGTACTTACCATAATATTTGCACGAGTATTGGGCATGTCTGACTCTTCAGGCTGACAATTAGAAAATTTTTCTTCAATATCCTCCCATTCTGTATAATAAGAAGACATTGAACCTTCATTATGATATAAAGTTGATAAATAATCATCAATTCTTTTCATTTCATCTTGTGTCATTAACTCTTTTCTTTTTAAGTCGAAGCTCTCCTGGCCTTTTTGACCATCCTGGCTTTCTCTACGGACCATATCTTTCGCAGCTTTTACATAACTGCTAGTCTTCATGGCCTATATATCCACACCTCCCGCAAAAATTGTATTATAAATTCTACACTTAGAGCACTTTACCTCTAAAATAAAATCTACTTTTGAAAATCTCTTTGAAACAAAATCAGTTGAGTGAACAATATAAATATTCCCTTTTATATCATCGCCTATCATCCGCTTACATCGCGGACATCTTATATCGGATGCTAATTCAGGTCTTTCTTTTCCCACTTAATAATCCATCCTCATCTCTATATTTATCTATTCCACTCTGCGGAACATTATCCTGTAACTTTTTAAGTTGTTCATCTAACTCTTCTGATTTTTTTAAATTCTTTATTACTAAGCTCCATAAAATAACATCAAAACTTATTAATAAAAATAATACTGTACATATTACACCTAGCCAAAAATCATTCACTCTATATCACACACCTTAGACAATGCCTCTGCCATCTTAAAATCTTCTTCTGTATTTATGTCTATACTTCTAGATACTGGCATTTGATAATAATTTGGTTTATTATCAAAGATAGTATTATTTTTTCTAAAATATCCAACATTAAAAATATAAATACTGCTATTTCTCACATAAATTTCTTCAGCTTTTTTACCTTCTTCATCACAGGCTAATATATTATCAGAACTAATACTTCCAAAGCCTGTGATACCATTAACATATAACTTTTTATTTGGACCAACTTTAGTAACTGAAACTAAAGTTGGCTTTTCATCTTTTTGCGTATAATACTTATCTACTGCTCCATATATATCTATATGACTTCTCAAAGGACATGTAGGCTGCAATAAACAAATATCACTTGCATTCCCGAACTTCTGCGAATCAATAAATTCTTTTATATAATGAGAAGCAGGCTGGTCATCAGCTACCTCATTTCTTACATGTATAACACATTTATCCATAACATACTCATCTATACTAAACAAAAATGCTAGGCTATAATCTGTAGATACCACTACAGATTCAAAAATATTTCCACATTTTAGAGCTTGAAGCACTGTATGCATAAATAAAGTACGTGCTGCTCCATTTCTATTAAACATTTTGATATTTTTTTCCGGAACTCTTTTACTCCCTTTTCTAAATGGAATTAAAGCTATCATTTAAGTTCCTCCTTTACTATCTTTACTATCTTTTCTGCCGCGTCACCCCAGCCAAAAGTACCATCATACTTAATTCGACCACCTTTATCTGGAGACTGCATCCCATCTATAAAATCAGCATAATATTGTATTGCATCAGCATCGCATTTTCCTAATGTAACTATAACATTACTCGCAGTCTCTCTTAACGCTTGCCTCCTACCCACCATTATATATGGTATACCAATATATGCACCCTCTTTTATCCCTGAAGAGGTATTGCCTATTAGCATTTTGCACATATTTAATACCTTAATATATTCTTGTGGCACTAAATTTTTCATAAATTCAATTTGCTTTCTTCTATGCACCTGCTTACATATCATCTTATAACCTGGATCAACATTTGGGTTAATCCAGACTATGTTATTTTTATGACTAAGCTTTAAAATAGCTTTAAAAAATTCATCAAAGTCATCTTCCTGACATGGATTATATAAAACTGCGATTATATCAGGTAGATGCTTTAAAGTCTGTAAATTCATTCTCTTAACCTCATCAATAGCTGGTGAGCCAACTACATGTACTTTATTCTCATCAATTCCTGCTTTAATTAGATGCTCTCCGGCATTCTCACTGGTTACACAGTGTATATCAGCTAAAGCAGTAATAGCATATCTGACCTTATTATCAATATTTCCAGAAGTTTCCCCACCTTCAGTATGCAATAACTTAATATTATTATAACTACATGCTATAGCAAAACCCAGATTTTCAAATCTGTCACCATGCACAATAGCAAGTTTAGGTAATCTACTTAAATTTGATAAATAATTTGTTATACTCATTGCCACTAAAGACATAGAATTTACCATGTTAAATGTAGTATCCTTATATAGAAGATTGTCGGCTTTAAATACTACATATTTCTGATATTCTTCAGGAATATCATAAGATCCAAGTACAATACCAAATTCTATATTTTGTCCTATTAATTCTGCTATTACTGCTTTTAGCCTACCATAATTGGCCCTGGAGCCGATGAAAACCAGAACCATATTACACTAAATTATTATTCAAGTCATGCTTACACTCATAAATTGAACCTTCTAGACTACTAATAGAATGCTTGTTGTTTTCAAACTCCTCATCTAATAACTTATGATTAACATAAGTATCTGCACCTATCTTCTCTTTTTTCTTTTTAAGAGCAGTTATATCAGACTTAATTTTATCAATATCTTTTTTTGCTCTATCTCTTCCAGCAATATTACCATTTAAAAGCTTAACCTTTGCTTTATCAATTTCAGCCAAGGTTTCTGGCATGGTATTTATAAAATTAATTATATTATCTGCAACTGTAATCATTGAGTCTAAATCTGTTATCTGTTTTTCTAAAAGTTCAATTTCAGAATCAATGAGCAAAGAATCTTTGTTATACTGTTTATCCAAATAATCTTTAAAATACCCAATCTCAGCATTTCTGCATTTAAGATGTGTAAGATTCTCAGAACAACTTTTAATCCTATCCTTCTTTCGGAACCTATTTGTATTATCAGACTCAAAACCATATAAAGCCCCAGCTTTAAGAAGTTCGCAAGCTGCCGGAATTCTTATTTTTATGTTAGCACCGAGCGCATATCCTAAGAAAAATTGACAACTAGCTCTTTGAAAACGATATTCTGAATCTTGCGCCATATCTACACCATAAACCATTATCTCTTCATATCCAAGACAAATCGCTAATGCAATCATCCAAGATATTTGATTAGAATAATCAGAAAACCCAGTATTTTTGGCATCTATTATAAAATTTTTATTAAAAAATTCAATAACATAATCTACCGGATAAGCAATCGTTGAAGGATACTTATCCCAATGCTTTTGAGTAATTATAGGTATTTTACACATCTTTAAAAATTCTTGGTGCTCAGGCTTTTGCTTAGACGGAGACTTCTCTATATCATGCACTTCAAACCACGCAGAAAATTTAGGCTGCGGCTTAATTTTTTTAAGATTAAGATAAAGCTCATTAATCCCCCAAAAATCTACATCTTTATCCTGGTATGGTGCTATATCCCAGCTAGGAGCAAATCCAACTATACAACATCTCTTATTTTTCTTAATAAACTTCAAGTCCTCAAATTTTTTATTACTCTCGCCCTCTTCTATTAATGCATTTTTATTAAACTCAGTTCTAGAAAAACCGGGAACTATTTTACCTTCCTGCTTTTCTTTATGTACTAATTCTTCACTCTTCAACCCTGTACTACATTTACCTTTCACAGGCAAATCCATTTTAGTACTTTTACCCATAGTACTAAATATCTTATCTACCGACTTAGTTTCTTTAATTTCTTCACTTTTAGCTTTATTAGGAATAATTTTTCCATTATCATTTTTTTTCATCACCCACACCACCTCACTTTATAATTTTCATTATTCATTAAAGACAACTTAAATCTTAAAATTCTATCTAATTCTTTTATGTCTTTTGAGATGGTATGGTCTTTGCCTGGAAGGTCTTTTGATAATGTAAAATGAAACTCTAAATATTCAACATTAAGAGCTATGCATTTTTTAGCTGTCTCAATTCCTATAGTATGATCAGAAAACCCATCCATATCTTTTATTTTACCCCAGTCAATATCTTCGGGATCGGTTGGATATTCAGAAATACAATGGAGAAACTTAACCCTACTCCTATGTCCTGCTACACTTAACCTATTTATACACTCATCTATTTCTTTATCTGAATGCATACCTGTAGAAATTATGACTAAAAGTTCTGGAAAAGCTCTTAAAACACTGTCTATAAGCCTATAATTACTCATATCTGGACTGGCTATTTTCAAAGCAAAATCGACAGGCCAGATAAGGCTATAACCTAACTCATCTAAAACTTCTTGCAGAAACTCAATTCTATCTTCAGAAAAAATAGTAAACATAGGCTTCTTTTGAGCAGTCCAATTAAACTCTTTAAAAATATGAATAAGAGTTTCTTTATTGATATAGTACTTATCGCATAATTTCTTATATGAACTATAATTTGGATAATCCTTATTAAGCCTTTCAGGATTATAGAGTTGAAACTTAATGTAGTCAACCATATTAGACGGTGGATATCCTATTAACTTGTCCAATATTTCTCTTTGGCCCAAGTGGTTATTTGCTACATCTAATATGATTTTTGTCAAAAAACTCACTCCTTATTATTAGACAAGTAGGGCAGGATTTCCCTACTTGTCATTTTCCTTTAATAAGGATGTGATATCTATATTAACTGCGTACTTTTTTCAATCTTTATCCCCTAGATCAAAGACCTGGGGTTCTATATCTAATCCATGCCGATCTAATATCTGCTCCATAAATTTCGGATTTTCTATGTATAAAGAAGAAATGGCATTATCTATATTATCTAATCTATTATCTAATAAATCAATTAAATCTCCATCAATCTTTTTAGCTAACTCCTCTAGATTACCTATTATTTGCCTTATAAAATTCAAGTCCTTAAGTATATTAAGCTGAGTACCTTTAATAGCTCTCTGCATATACACTCCTAATGTATTATCTACTTCATATCCGTAAGACTTACATTTAAGTAAATCACATTCTTTTGTAAGCTGTAATCCTATACCTCTACCTAAAGCCATTCCAAGCCAGAATTCAAAATTATACTTTTGGATATAATCATCTGAAAATACCATATTTATACCATATAACATTATTTTACGATAACCCTTATAAATACCCCAGGCTACCATATAAGCAAAACTTGACATAAAATAGTCTAAACTTACACCCATATCTTTAAAGCTTAAATAATCTTCTATTTCAGCCTTAGGATATTTATAACTAAATACTAAATCTGGATGATATTCCTGCATATACTTACTAACTCTAATACCTTTTAGCCAATCCACATATCCTGGATATCTTTCTTCCCTGCTTTCTCTAGAATGTATCTCTAACAACATAATTTCACTTTTTTGCCTATTAAATTGATCTAAATAATTATTATCTTTTAAGCATTTATCATGCAGCGCATGGCCTACAAAAAAATAATCAAACTCATCTTCAATAGGCATACTCTCATTTAAAAACTGGCAATTACCCACTATTACTAAAGTATCATTATTCCTATTCACGAAGCACCTCCTTTTTAAATATATCTAATATTATTTTATCCGTATTAATCCTAGATTGAATTCCTTTTCCTGCAATATGAGGTGTAATAATTAAATTTTTCTTATACACCAGTCTATATAAATCCGTCTTTACCTCATTAGTATAATCTTCAATAACATCTAATGCACATCCCCTAAGTACATTAGACGTTATTGCATTAACCAGGGCCTCACCATTTACTATACTAGACCGGGAATTATTTAAAAAGTAAGGCCTTTTACCTTCTTTCATAAGTTGAAAACTATCTATATCTACAAAATTCATAGTTTGCTTATTCTGTGATAAACCTATTACAACTATATCACAATTTAAATATATATTATTTACATCAGCACATCTTTGCGCTCTTTCAAGATAATAATTTTCCGCATCATTATCATAATAATACATTGTTACCCTGCATCCCGATAACATTTTCGCTACTCTTTGCATCATGCGCCCAAAGCCCACAAAACCAATAGACTTGTGATGCAGCTCTTCTTGAGCATTTAAATCGTATTTTAGTAATCTTAACAAACTCCATACAACCCACTCAGCCGAGGATACTACCTTTTCAAATAGTACATTCTTGTCCGTTAAATATATAAATTTAGTATCCTCTGGTGCTAAGCCAGGCTCTAAATGTCTTATATCAGTACATGGACATAAAACAAATTTAAGATTTTCATAATTTTTATAATTTAACTTAGTAAAATGTGTATACACACATTCAGAATTTCCTAGTTTATTAGCTACTCTTATTATATCCTCTCTATTAGTAGCATTATCTAAAAAAATCATATCAACACCCCCTTTTTAAAAAGAGTGTAATATTTTTAACCTGCTGCTATAAATTTTTGTAATTTATCTAGAATTAACATGTCCGTATTAATTCTAGACTGAAGTCCTTTTCCCGCCTCATACTGTGATGCTATAACATTAGGTGGTAACTTATTTAAAACTATAAGCTGACTCTGTACATTTACAGCATAAGAAGACATGTCATCAATAGCTAAACCTCTAAGATTACCTGAATCAAAAGCATCAACTAAAGCTAAACCATCAACTAAATGTCCTCTAAATGAGTTAATGAAATAAGCCCTGCTCATTTCCGCAAAAGCTACCTCATCTATAAAATTTGTATAAATAGTATCATCTGGAAGACCAACAAATATAATATCGCTATTATTATAAATAAGCTTAACTTTAGATACTTTATTTACTAGCTTATCAGAAATGTATAAAGGTAAGTTAGTATCAGGGTCGAAATATTTCATATCCACGTTAAAACAATTTAGCCTTTTAGCAATCTGCTGAGCCATTCTGCTAAAACCCACAAAACCTATTTTCTTTCCTAGAAGATTTTCCTGGTTTTTTAGTAAAAGATTAAGCATTGCTGTAATCCCCCACTCAGCTGATGACACAGCTCTATCCATTAATTCTGCTTCATTATCAAGGTATATAACCTTAACATTATCAGGCTTATCCTCATATAGATGAGACACACCTGAAGCTGGGCATAAAACCACTTTAAGCTCTGGAAATTTATCATAGTGAATTCTTGAAAAATGCGTGTAGATAACTTCTACAGTATCCTGTGAATCATCACCTTTTGAAGGAACTGCCTTTAAAAATAATTTAGATACATCAAAGTTTGCACAGTTGTCTAAAAATACAATATTTCTTAACTCTTTTGGACTCATAGGCCTCTTCTCCTTTTTCTTTAAGAAATAACAGAAATAACGCCGCTTAGCTCTAATTTTCGTATCTCTGAATCTGAATACCCTTTCATTCGTAATTCGGGGTAGAAATATGTACCTGAGAGTTCTTCCTCTTCAGGAATATTCGTTTTTGTAATCCAGGTCGAACAAAAATATCTTATAGCATCCGCGACATGCGTAAATTCATGTGGCTCTTGAGCTATATCATTAGGGTTCTTTTCATCTCTCTGAAGTAACGGAATATGTTTTATTGCAACTTTACAAGATTTAAAGAACTTTAATACCGGGTCCGCTTTCTTAGACCAAGCTAAACACTCCTTCACACACAACCATCCACTTATTCTGCTATTTTTTGTTATTAATCCAACTATACCATTTTCTATAAAAATTTGCAAGGCACTTTTACCAGTTTCCTGCCTACTTGCAGATAAATCCGGAGGAACATAAAAAGCTTTTATATTTTCGCCTTTTGACAAGTATTTTATTTTTTCGGCTGCGACTGAAATTATAAGATTAGGCTCATGATGCTCCCTATAAACATAACAATTACCCATAGGGTCTACAGCAATCCATAACGCAGCCATCATATCTAAACCATAATCTATAGTACAATATCTAACCCAGCTGTCAGGAATATCAAAATCATCTATTACATGGACACTCCTTCTAAATTCTCTAAAGTATTGACCAGATAACGCATCCCAGTCCCCGTCTCTATGAGCCCGACGTAATTCCTCAGGCAAATTATCCAAAACTTTAATATAAGATGAATCATTTTTCATTAAAATTTCATTATCAAAAATTAAAGCTGGTATAAAAGTATATTCTTCGGCATTCTCATCGCCTTCGTATTCTCTATCTATAAATAATCTTTTAATATAATGATGAGCTGGGCCACCAGGATTACATGTATAATAAATTCTAGTATCAAAATCTGTCCTTACATTTCTTAAGCATGTAGAAATAAACACTAATTGACTCTCAGTAAATAGTGTAGCTTCTTCAAACATTATTACATCATATTCCTGACCTTGATACTGATTCGCGTCATTCTCATTTTTACAGTAACCAAGCTTTATAACACTCCCATTAGGAAATCGAAATTCTTTTTTTGAAACTATATATTCTGCTATATCATGCAAAATAACAAGAAGAGGTGTGATATGATTTGCTTCTAATTCTGGAAAAGTTCTTCTTAAAAGAAGAACCTTTAATCTTTTGTACCTTAAGCATAATAAAACTGCTTTTGTCCGCATCGCCCACGATTTCCCGCCTCCACGGGCTCCGCCATAAGCTATATATTTTGTCTTAGCTTTAAAAAACAATTTCTGTTTTTTATTTGGACGAAAATCTAATTTTATTACTTTACCCATTAATACCTTTTAAAATTTTTCTTTCTCCACTTAATCTTTTCAATTCTTTTAACTAAAGGAGAGGTAAGCCCAGCCCCAGCATCAGCCCGGGAAGCTACAAACCTTTTATCAAAAATTACTTTTTTCATTTTTATCAACCTTTCCTATAATTTCTATTAACTCTAAAACTAATGCTACATGAATACATAATATACCCAGAGCTGTAACTAAACCACCGTTAATTACAATTAAACCATATCCAATTATAGTACCAGTCCATCTTGAAATCGATTTTACTTTCATAGACATACCCCTTAATTAATAAATTCTGTAATAATATAATATATTAATGGTATCACTATAACCATACCTACTATAAATATACAGGCTAAAAAGCCTTTAATAAAATTCAACATAATTCACCTTTTACATTTATTTTATAGTATGCTATACTATTAATCAAGGTATGCAACTATGCAGCCACGTACTCTTATGGTATGGAGTATGTGTTTTAAATCCTTTTTTAAAATTTGTACATAATAAAGCCCCTATAAAGGGGCTATTTTTCTATTCACTATATTCTATTAAATCTTCATCAATTATAATCTCAAGTTCTTTCGCCTTATTAGAATTGGCCCACTTTTTAGCTCTTAATGACTCAAGAGCTTTTATTAATAATTGAGGATTTGGAGCTTGCTCTTTTTCATAAACTGTAATCTTTTTGCCTGTAAATTTATTTTTACTATCATAATACTCTTCAATTTTCCGCTCAATATATTTATATCCAGTAGCACTCCTTATAACAGCCGCTTCCAGTTTCTCAGCGATTTTATGTTCCCCCATTATCCAGGCTTCCATAAAATCTTCATACCTATCCATATAATTATTAAATGTATTATATGATACGCCAATTGCATTAGCAACGTATTGTATATCTTTACCCTCAGACCTTAAATCTGTAATAAGAGCAAGATTAGGCTTTATTTTAGTCTCATATATAGTTTTCTTAGCCATAATACCACCATCTATAAAAATTTAAGCCTTCAGCCTCGAATACTGAAGGCATAAAATTGAAGTAACAATTAAAAAAAAGTACGATCCTGTTAACAACAGACTAAGATATCACACCCGTCTTATATTCCATTATATCTTTTAGCTTAAAATTTTACAACAAAAAAATTGACAATATACAAAAAATATTGTCAGAATTAAACCATTTTTATCATTTTATTAAACATAGTTAATTTGAAAAGCGCTATTAAAATCCCCACTAAAAATACTTTACTAAAAATTCGGCCAGCTGTCAACGCAAAAAAGCCTATATTATATAGGCTTTTTTAGAATGTTCATAGTGAAAAAAATTAATAGTTTTGGAAAATAGTTTGATTACCCTTTTAACCGAGGTTAATAAATATTTAAAAAATGCTCTGAATACTATAGTACCAAAAATTCGGCCAACTGTCAAACTTATAGTCTATTAGTCTGACCTGGGAATATATGGAAGCAACTTTTATTCTAAAAAATCTACTAAAAATTTTTAGTCTTAAAACCTACCTGAATTTTAGGCTGACTAGCCCTAAAACCTACCTAAAATTCAGGCTGACTAGCCCTAAAAGACTGTGAGGATGGAGGGAGGGCCATGTGCCTGGAGAGGCTCATTGCCCAAGGGGGGTACCCGACCATGTTATGCACTCGAAACCGCCTATGCATGCGGGTCGATGAGAATTTTTTTCAGCAAACCCACTCACAGCCTACACCACACACAGCACACACGTACTACACGCACTAACCACACACGTTATATAGACTGCATGACTATACGTCTCAGTATACACACACTACACACGCATAGCACACAATATAAGAATATATACCCTACCCACCTATAGTACTTATAGCCTTGTCATTTACTTAAATACAAGAATATACCCCTATTAATATTCTAGAACTGCCTGGTATCACACAGTTAAACATAATTACCTAATTCTTACAAGAGTAAACATCTTATGTATACATAAAAGTGTAAAATTACACTTTTATAACCTCAAAGCCTCTGACTAAGCGAAAAACGATTTTCTTCTATAGAAGCGAAAAAACAAGTTTGTAACATAATAGAAATAATATTGTTACAAACTTGATATCATTTTGTAATAGACAATGTGTTTGTTGTGTGATATGATTATGCTAGCATCAAGGACGACGCGACAAACAGCAACGACAACAGTACTTGTTTGGCCTACTTCATGTATTTACAAATTTGGTACTTTGAAAATTGAATACTGGTAGATACTATAGCACTTGTAAATAGTAGTTACATAAAAGTATGCTTGACTACATTTGGTCGTAATAGCGTACACTGCTATTAACAGATATGACTAGGTACACTTAATTGGTGTATACAGAACGTCGCTATAAGTATAAAAATATCCTCCTCCTATTTAAGTAGTAAAGCGTGGTACGCTTAACGTACTGGTGTTAAATAGCTATCTATTAAGTAGCTATCAGGTATATAGGAGGATAAAACCGGGCTATCAATAGCGTTAATTCGCTTGAAGGCGTTCAAGTCGCCTAATACCATTATCTTAAAAAATAGGAGGATTTATTATTATGAATTATAACGAATTTAGTTATCAAGGGCAAACTTTAAAAAGAATACAAAAAAGAACAGCTATAAAACTATATAACGATCATAAGGGCATATTTTTAACAGGTGATAAATATATCCCGGGTAGTCATGTAAATATACCAATACTAATTAATAAATATGATAACGATACACAGGAAGAAACAGAGTTTAAGCAACAAATAAGTGCATTTAGTTATTATAATCACGATATTATTAGTAAGTGTATACATTTTTACATAATAAAAAGATAACACCTAATGACTAAGAGTTTAACAGCTCTTAGTTGTTTTATCTCAAAAAATAGGAGGATTTATATTATGACTATTAATTTGACTTTATCTAATCAATTTACTGGCATTCATGCAATAAGATTTATAGAAAAGGATTTAGGCTGCGAACTAGTAGGAATAACAAATATAAAAACAAATAGAACTACATTACAATTCATGGATACTACATTTGAAAAAATATCGACTAGAAAACCTTTTTTACATGCTAAACTTATGCAAATATGTCAAAATTGTGTTAATAAAACTAAAGACTTATATAGTGAGCATTACTTAAAAGTAGTATCATTTAGCATAATGACAGATACAGTAATAGTATAACACCTAGTAATCAAGGGTTTAACCATCCTTGATTGCTCTATCTCAAAAAATAGGAGGATTATATATTATGCATGATTTATCAAACTATGAAATTGAAAAGATTCTTAAAAAACACTTTACAGGAAAATTACTTGATATAGTAATGAAAGATATTAACACTGAATGTGACAAACTTGTTAAAGACTCAACATTAAATAATATCTTTCATAAAAGTAAATTGATAAAAAACATTGATAGTATTGACTGGGATTGTGGCGAAGAATATCAAGAAGGCATATTAGAAATACTAGTAGATAGTTATCACGGTCGATACATGCCGCGCTACCTATGTAACATGTTTTATATCAAAGATTGTCAAGACCCTGACAGTGAAGAATATTGGAATCATTATACTGAAATTGAAAGTCAACTAAGTGACTGTATAAGCGAATGGTTACAAAAGGATTTAGAAACTAAAAATATAAGCTTCTATGTAGGTAATAATGATTGTAGTGACTGTTGCATATTTGCTATAAGAACGGCTGAAAAGTACAAATTTATTTGTAATAACACTAATAATGATTTTACAGATATGTTCTATTGTTATAATGATGCCTATGACTATTCAGAAACTTACAATTGTGATATAAGCTTAAATAATAAAAGTAAAGACTTTGAAATTAAAGCAATATACAAAGTAAAGGAAAATAAAGAATTAGAGTTCATATGTGACTTATAAACACCAAAACAAGTCTATTTGTAAAATACTAGACTTGTTCTATTCTATAGACTGAAATGTCTTTAAACTACAAATAGGAGGATTTATGGAAAAATTAAAAGGTAGAATTAAAAGTATAATAATTAGAGAAGGTAATAACTTTGACTTAAATGTAAATTCAGAAAATGAAAAACAATTCGATACAATGCTAAATGATATTATGTCAGAAATAAAATGTTACACACCTGAAAAACCAGAACTAGCTGACCTTATAGCAAATGAAATTTACAGTATGTTGGATAATCATGTAGATGTAGAAATACCAGAACTAGCCTATAAAATGTATAATGAAGACTATTATATTATTGGTACATATCAAGCAGCTGAATTTTGTAAAACCTATTTCCACGAAATGTTGGATACTTTAGAAGACTATCAAGAAGAATTCGGCGAAGCCTACAAAAATATACAAAATTCAGAAAATGTTGCTTCTTTAATAGCATTAAAAACTTGTGAAAAAATACTTAATAACTGTGATACTATCCAGAAAAATTGGGATAATGAACTTAATGAAGATATGATAAAAGAAATTAAAGAAGAACTAAAAGAAAGTTATGATATTGAAGAATAACACCTAAATAACTAGAGCTCAATAAACTCTAGTTGTTCTATTCCAAAAAATAGGAGGACTAAAAGATATGACTTTAAATGAAATGGTAGCTTATGAAATAATACTAAACTTAGATAACTTCAAAAATAAACAACTAATTGATGTTTGCACACTATACCACAAAAGCATTATATCAACAATTAAAGATATAGATACTAAAACTTTTTGTAAAACCTATGCAATTGAAATACTAGAAATATTATCTATCTCAAAAAATACTAAATGCTTAGAAGACTTTGAACCTAGTAGAATAAAAAAATTTATAAAACAGGAAACTTGTATAAATATTCTAAATCACTGGATATCTATACCTATGAATACTAAATTAACAGCAATTATAATAACGGAAATAAAAGAAAAACTTTTTACTACTATAGGCAAAATAAATATGATGAAACATACAATGTAACACCTAAATAACTAGAGGTATAAAAGCTTCTAGTTGTTCTATCCCAAAAAATAGGAGGATTATATAATGATTGGAATGGAAATTAAATTAAATGGTATTGAATGTAAAGAAGTAAAGGACGAAAAAGGTCTTGATATGCTACAATTCACAGCGTATAACAATAAGCAAGGTGACACACTTTTTAATAGCGCTGGTAAACTCGATACTATGTGGTTATTTGAAGAGCTATACCAAAATTGCTGCATACTACACAAATTTGATACTAACAACTATGCATACTTAGAAGACGAACACAATTACAGATACTATATAATCAAAGAACAATACAACGATAAAGTAATAGAAGACTTTGAAAGACTATTAACAGGTGAAATCAAATATCTTAATTACTACAGAGATACAGAATTTTTAAGAATAAGTGATATATTTGATTTAATTGAAGAAAACAAAAATCTATTCACTGTTAAAATAGACAAAAAATATTATAATTGTCACTTGCTAACTATAGACCAAGAATGTGGACAATTGCTGTTCAGAACAGAAGAAGGAAAAAATATAAGTGTAGATTTTGAAGAAACTGAACAAATAAAACACCAGGAAAAATGGGTATAACAACCCTTTTTTCCTTTATTCAATAGCCGACGGGCTTTAAACGCAATAGGAGGAAATATGAAAAATGAACAAAAACTATTAGTCTTAAGTAAAATTTTAGAGGCAAAAGATGAAATACCTACACCTCCACCAGGACGCTATATGGCATTAGTAAAAACTAAATTAGAAGAAGCAGAATTATATATGCGTAGAGAACTAGGAGAAGTATAACACCAGGAAGAATGGGTATAACAGCCCTTCTTTCCTCTATTCAATAGCCCGAAATGGCTTTAAACTAAATAGGAGGATTTATGGAAAATTTAAAAACTAATATAGTAGTAACCTCAGAACAACTACCAGAAGAAGCAAATTGCATACTATTAAAAAAAGAAGACATTAAAAAAGCCGTATATTTTGGTGACTGCAATGATACTTTTAAACTTAAAGATGAACTATCAGAAATAGAAGTAAACATAATAAATGAAATATACCTACTAATTATTGATAATGAATACCAAACCAATACAAGCAGCATTGACATAATTAATAAAATATTCGACTTATTAGGTCTTGACAATGAATGTACTTATGTAGACTACTATGAAGAAATAAATGACAATGAAGAAACGTACATTCTGTACGACAATAATGGCCTTGAATATTGTTGTCTATCTACTTATGATTCAGATTATATTTATACCTACTGGGATGGACACAATCACAAAACCTTAGAGCTAAATGATATTGATGAAGACAATATTAACTTTAATGATAATGATATTACCTGGGTAAATATTGAAACCTGGGACGGGAATAACTGGAAATGGCAAAGTAGATTTAACCATGCAAGAATAGGAAAATGGAAAAATACATACCTTCTAAAAGAATGGGACCAATATCAGGGCACACATACCCACATAGAAGAAATATCTAATATTGACACCTGGATAGAAGACAACAAAGAATATTTAGATAAAGAAGATATTGAAAAAATTAAAGACCTATAATAACACCTACTGGGCTGCTAGTAAAATAGCAGTCTGGTATTATTAAAAAAAAGGAGGATTAAAATGGGAAAATTAACCATTCTAGATGTGCTAGACTTTACATATAAAAATATTATTTTACAACAAACAGAAAAAGACAAAGAGTTTTATACTAAAGCATACAACGAGCTAAAAAGCTGCATTAAAATTGAAATAGTTAATATCGATAAAATACGAAACATGGAATTACCTAAGACACCAATATTTCCACAAAATCATATTATTCAAATAAGAGACTTAGTTGTAGTATGCTCAGAAACAGAAGATAAAGAAGGATATTGCATATCTATATTTACAAAAACCTTTGAAGATTTCAATATAGATTCTATAATAATTGATAAAACTAAATACCCTCGCATTTATATAGGATGCACGCACATAGGTAATTGCAAACACGCAAATATACTTAAAACAGTAAACTCTATGCGTTTTTGCATGAAAACAAAAAGAGTAATGCACAACTGCATAAAAGTTACACCAGACGAAAAAATGATGCAAATTTTACAAGCTAAATACGGAAAAAATACTAAACTCACTATATTTAACACTTATGCCGAAAAAATGATATTCATGGTAGAACTACTAAATAAATTAGGATATTATATGCAAACTGAAAAAAAAGTAAGTACGCGAAAATACAAAAAATCTAAAAAACAAATCAAAAAAGAACATCTTAAAAAACATACATACTTTAACCCTATCAGATACATAGATAGTGAACCGACTGGAATAACTAGAGCTTCCAGCCCTAAATGTAAACATATAAGAAAAAGCCATCTAAGAAGAGTAGGAAATGAAAAAACAGGATTTAGGCTTGTTAAAGTCAAATCTTGTGTAATAAATAAAGAAAAGGAGGATACTACCTATAAAATATGAATATATTAGATAACTATTTCAAACTTTTAGGATTGTACTTATTAAGTTGTATAGCAGGCCTAATAACTAATGCTATACCTAATAAATCGAACATATTCGCTTATATGTGCATGATGGCCTTATTTTACCTCATGACAATAATCGAAATAAAAAGAAAATTGGAGGACTTTAAATGAATAAAATAAGATTACCACAGGATAATTTTAGTGATTCAAGAACAAATTATATTAACTTTGAAATTGAACTTGACATGTACCCTAAAAAAATGCAGACAATAGTGTTTTTAAAATTTATAAAAATTTTAAAAACTAAAAATATCAATATTATAGCCCGGGCAGATAATACATTACAAGTCTATAAAAAACATTTATCAATTTTAAACAAAGAATACAAAATGTTTAAAAGCTTATGCTTTAAACTTAGAAAAAATGCAAAAATAGAATGCTCATGCGAAGATAAAATGAAATGCAGGCTTTTAGACTGCTCATGTGAATGCCATAAAGAAGAAAAATATTTCAACACTGACTATACCCTAAATAACTACCAAAAAGTCGAAATAAGCCTAAAAGAATATGGCCCTAAAGACCCGATGACAAAAATATTTATTGAACATTTTAGAAAAACTTTCAGCGAGACCCAGAGAATAAACCTCTGCGACTGCTGCATGACATTTAACAATCCTGCTTGTAGAAATTGCAAAATGCATGTAAAATATGAAATATAGACCAGGTTAAACCTGGTCTATTTTATTCTAATTACCCGCCCATTTCTACACCTCCTTTAACATCTGAATAAGCTCTTCTTGATCTAACTTTTTCTTATCCAGAGCTTTTATTATTTTTACATCTATACTATCTCTCATAGTTATTATATAATTAAATACTTTTTGCTGCTGCCCTTTTCTATGAAGTCTTTTAGTAGCCTGCATATAATACTCTAAATTCCATGTAGGCGAAAACCATATACATATATTCCCTCCATATTGTAAGTTAAGACCATGCCCGCCAGAAGCAGGATGTAAAAGAGCTATCCCTTGCTTACCTTCATTCCACTTATCTACATCTAGTATTTCCGATCCAGGAACACTTTTTAATATAAATTCTAAATCAGTTTTAAAAGTATAAAAAATTAATACATTTTTCTCACCTATATAATTTAAAAGCTCTAAAAGAGTTTCAATCTTTATAGAATGCTGGTACTTAATATTACCAGTATCCAAATAAGTCACCCCATTTGAAAACTGTTGTAGTTTATTTACAAGAACTCCTGGATTTTGAGCAACCAGGTCTCCATCTGGATAAAAAATTACATTATCCTTAATAAATTGTTTATACTTCTTTTTAGTTTTATCATCAAATTCACAACTATAAACAATAGTCTGAAAATCTGGTAGTTCCTGATAATCCGATGCTTCCATAGAACAGCATATATCATCTATCTTACTATATATTCTATCTGCTGCACCTTTTCTAAGTTTCCATTTAACTACTTGTTGTCGCATAATAATATCTGGCTCTAAATAGTCAGCTTGAAAATCTTTTTTAAATCGGCCAAGTCGGTTTCCCTGGTCAAGTAAATAAATTAAAGGCCAAATATTATGTAATCCGTTAGGGGTAGGCGTACCTGTTAGCCCCCACAGCAAATCTAAATGACACCTAATTTTTTTCATAGCCTTAAACCTGGCAGTCGATGAGTTACGAAACATTGATAACTCATCGATAACTGCATATTTAAATTTAGCCTCCATTTTAACAGCCACAAACCATGAAACCAGTGAAGTAGGAAGCAAATATATATCAGCCTTCTGCTCCAATAATTTCAGCCTTTTTGGAGCTGAAACATTAAGCTTAATAAACTTAAAATCATATCCAAATTTTTCCGCCTCCTGCTCCCAAACATACTTAACAACCATAGGAGGCGCTATAATAAGTACTTTATCTATACACCTCATCTTTTTTAGTTTAGAAATTGCTTCTAGCACAATCAAAGTCTTACCTAAACCCATATCAAAAAACAATCCATAAAACCAATTAGAAACTAATTTAAGTACAGCTCTTTTCTGGTATTTAAACATCTTCCTCCTCCATATCTGTAATATTTATATTCCAGGTACCAACACCCCAGGAAAAAGCAATTTCTTTTTTTATATCATCGAGCCTATCAGCCTTATCCAACATAATTTTACTAAAAGTTAAATTACTTTTAACAGTATTATTAGGCAAAGCTACATTATATGTACAGGTAATTCTTTTCTTTTTAACCCTCATTAAAACCCTCCTTTATCATTACAACTCTTATAAAATCATCTATCTCTTCTTTTGAGCTGAAGACAAAAACACTCCTACCATGCTCCTCCATATCTTTAATAAATTTTTCCTGAAGAACAGATAATTTACCTCTTTTTGTCTTCAGCTCAATAAAATAATCATCCCCTGATGTAGTTATTAATATTCTATCACACACTCCCGCATTAGCAGGAGAACTAAATTTATAGCATAACCATTTCAGCTCCCTAGACCGCTTAACTAGGTACTTCTCAATACTTTTCTCTGATATATCCATTTCTCCCTCAATATCCCTGGAAATATATTGTGTCCAGTAATAGTCTACGACATTTTTCGCGAAGCTGCTATATGACAAGCCTAGGTGATTCGACATGTCGAAAAGTTTAGCATACTGTTCCAAACCGTTCCAAACTGTTCCACATTTTTTCGCTTAACCATGCAGGTTGTCCGGTTTGGAACGGTTGGAACGGTTATTTTGAACTTGTAAAAAAAGCACTTTTTTTTTTCATGCTCATTAACGAGACTTATGTTTTCAACTCTATTTATATCAAAATCATTTTAACCGTTCCAACTGTTCCATATGTATATATATTTATTATTATTATATATAAGTAAGTATATATATACAAGGTATGTTCTAAGGTTCGGGGCAATGGAGAAATTTCCAAGTTTGGCAAAAACTGTGTAACAGTTAGTGGAACAGTTGGAACGGTATGCTAAGGTTTTCGATGACTATCTACATATTTTTTATCATATGGATAATAGTGGGTAATTATAGTCGTAGTCAGAATGACTATATTGGTAAAATTCAACATGATATTCCAAATTAATTAAACATTATAATATCTTAATTTCCAAATATGTAATAATTATCTAAAAAGTTTTTTTAGACAGAGCATTTTTAGAATTTTAACCGTTCCATGCTTTTCATATAACTCAGTAAAATTAGGCATATAAAAATGGAACGGTTAAAACAACCGTTCCAACGATTTTAATATTATTTTTACAATAAAAGTAACTTAAATGGACACTCAGTAAAATAGGGGCATACATTTGTTAACTTATTTTGATACAAATTAATTTTTAGTTTACATATTTTTTATTTAATGTAAAAATTGTTATAGCTAACGTGAGCATTGCACTATTATGCCAATTTTAGGAATCACATCCACAACACGCTTGTGCAAAAATCAGTTATAGCTTATAATAGAAAGAAATCTATAAATTTAGGAGAAATTATTATGAAAGTTTTTACTTATATAATAAAAGTATTTATAATTATATTTAGTATACTTTTTTTATCAGGGCTGATATACATATTTATTTTATGTATGATAGAATTATATAAAAGGGGGCTAGCTATATGACAGATTATAATAAATATAAAGAATTATTAAAAAGCTGGGGTGTTGAGTTTAATGAATTGAAGAGAGAGGATTTTGACTTTCCCGGTATTACCATTAACGATCTAGAAGGTAGTAAAAGTATTTATATAACAG